GGAAATCGACCTAAACAGCCTTGATATTTTATTATATCACAAATTAATGAAAAAATCAATATGACAAGGCAAAGACAGGCATTAACCCACAAAAACTCACTTTGAGTTTAGAATGCCACCGCACTATCTTGTAATTCACCGGCCATGAATATTCCAGTGCAAGATGGATGCACAAAATCACAGCCACCTTTCTGGATAGGACGCTGATGCGACAAGGAGGGACAAGCAGTGACAAAATCTGAACGCAAAAACTGGATTATCAACATTGAAAACAGCGCTGCTGCAATCAGCGACCAATTGGGTCAGGCAGTGGTTGACTCGGTTTTCAGAAGATACGGTGCTCTTGGTCTTTGGGATTTGAACCCGGTTCATCTTCCCGATGTATTCAGCGAACTGTACACCATCGAAGCTGACTTAAGATAAAACTTCGTCAGCCGTCCTGATCAAGACATTAAACTGCTCACCGCCTGGCGCCGCATCACCTGATCACTGATGGCTCAACGGTATCTGGCGGTACAACTCAATATTACAGCTGCCTTTTGAGCGGGTTAGCTGCAATCCGAAACGGAGAGCTCCGTTTGGACTGCGGTTAGGTTTTTACACCCATTTTGTGGCAGCGCCCAGAGTCCTCCGTTTCGAGAAATCGACAAATGGAGGACTTTTTTATGAAAACCAATGAAAATCAGACCACATCAACCATCTACTACCGTCCGCTCAAGCAGTGGATCGAGGTCACCCCGGAACAGAAGCGTGACTGGGAGCGGTTCGTAGGGACTACCCGCAAGGCAAAACAGAGAGCCGGAGCTTGCTGCATCCCGTACAAAAAGAGCTACAGATGCGATGGTCTCTGCGATACCTGTGAGTTCCGCTGTATCCCAAAAAATGCTCCCCAGCATCTCTCCATCGACACTGAAATGGAGAACGCTTACGAAAACGGCGTCTCCCGCATCAGCTTTCTTTCGGACAGCAAGCTGACAACGGAGATCGATATCGACGCCCTGATCCTGAACGGTCTGCTCACGGAACTTCGGTCATCCGACCCGGAAAGCTACGAGATCCTTATGGCCATTGCAGACGGGCTTTCTGAACGAGCCGGTGCAGAGCGGCTACATATGCCCCGGAACACCTTTGTGTATAAGCGCAATCAGCTTCTGAAGCGGCTCAAAGAAAAATTCTAAAATCTTTCGGCCAACTCCTCCTTTCCTGTCCAGATGGGTCTGTGAAAGGCAACACAAGACGCCTTGGGAAAGGAGGAACCGCCGATATGAGTTACAACGCAAACCATTATGACGCCCGTGCCGACGAGGACATTGTTGATGTCCTGACCGCAATCAGCGTGGTGTCAAGGAGACTGGCAAGCAACCTGACTGCCGTACGTCAGCAGAGCAAATCCAGGGAAGGAGGAAAATCACATGAGCAGAATGAGCGATATGGCACAGACCATCGAAGATCTCCGCAGTGCTGCCGCTGCTATTTCGGATGCCGCTGACTGGCTGACGAAGACGTTCAGCGGAGAACCGCAGGCAGAGGACGCTCTTGTTTCTCCTCCCGAACCGGAACTGACGCTGGAGCAAGTTAGAGCCGTGCTTGCGGACAAGTCCCGCCAGGGACACACCGCCGAGATCCGCGCTCTGCTTCAAAAACACGGCGCGTCCAAGCTGTCACAGATCGACCCTGCTCACTATAAGGCGTTACTCGCCGAAGCAGAGGAATTGGCAGATGGCAGCTAAACACGCAGTCTTATCCGCTTCTTCTTCTGAAAGGTGGCTCAACTGCCCGCCCTCCGCAAGGCTGTGCGAAGCCTACGAGGATAAGGGCAGCGACTACGCCGCCGAGGGGACGGACGCTCATGCGCTCTGTGAGTTCCGGCTGAAGCAGGCTCTGGGGCTTCCGGCAGACGATCCCATCGAAAACCTCTCCTGGTACAACGAGGAGATGGAGGACTGCGCCGCCGGGTATGCCGCCTATGTATCGGAACTTCTGGAGGTCGCAAAGCAGGCCTGCGCCGATCCGGTCATCCTGATCGAGCAGCGAGTGGATTTTTCCCGCTGGGTGCAGGACGGCTTCGGCACCGCCGACTGCATCGTCATCGCTGACGGCGAACTGAACATCGTGGACTATAAGCACGGCAAAGGCGTGGAGGTCAGCGCCGTGGATAATCCGCAGATGATGCTGTATGCCCTCGGCGCTCTGGAGATCTTTGACGGTATCTACGACATTGATACCGTCCGCATGACCATCTATCAACCCCGGAAATCGAATATCAGCGTCTGCGTCATGGAAAAGGACGATCTGCTCGAATGGGCGCAAAACGACCTGACCTATAAGGCAAAGCTGGCATACGAGGGCAGCGGCGATTTTCACTGCGGCGAATGGTGCCGGTTCTGCAAGGCAAAAGCCGAATGCCGGGAACGAGCCGAAGCCAATCTCGTACTTGCCCGATACGACTTTGAAAAGCCGGCTCTCCTAAGTGATGAGGAGATCTCTGACATTCTGGACAAGGTGGACGCTCTTACCGCCTGGGCTACGGATGTGAAGGAATACGCGCTCCAGCAGGCTGTCAGTGGCACGGCATTCCCCGGCTGGAAGCTGGTCGAGGGCCGCTCCAACCGCAAATACACAAGCGAAGCCGCTGTAGCCGCAGCCGTTGAGGGCGCAGGCTTCGATCCTTACGAGAAGAAAATTCTCGGCATCACCGCCATGCAGAAGCTGCTGGGCAAATCCCGCTTTGAGGAACTTCTCGCACCCTACATTGAAAAGCCGCAAGGCAGGCCGACGCTCGTGCGGTCGAGCGATAAACGCCCCGAATGGAATACCGCGAAAAATGATTTTATGGAGGAAATGTAATATGTCTAACAACACAAACAGAGTCAACAACCCTATGAAAGTTATCACCGGTCCCGACACCCGCTGGTCCTACGCCAACGTCTGGGAACCGAAGTCCATCAACGGCGGCACGCCGAAGTACTCGGTGTCGCTGATCATCCCCAAGTCTGACACTAAGACGGTGGCAAAGATCAAGGCAGCCATTGAAGCCGCCTACCAGGAGGGGCAGGCCAAGCTGAAGGGCAATGGCCGCAGCGTGCCTCCTCTCTCTGCGATCAAGATCCCGCTGAGAGATGGCGATATCGAAAGGCCGGACGATCCCGCCTATGCGGGCGCCTACTTCATCAACGCTAACTCCGCCACCGCTCCCGGCATCGTAGATGCCGACCGCAATCCCGTGCTGACCCGCTCCGAGGTTTACTCCGGCGTGTACGGCAGGGCATCTATCAACCTGTACGCTTTCAACAGCAACGGCAACAAGGGTATCGCCTGCGGACTGAACAATCTGCAGCTGATCCGTCCCGGCGAACCTCTGGGCGGAAAGGCCAGCGCCGAGGCAGACTTTGCAACCGATGACGACGAGGATTTTCTCGGTTAAGACAAGGGAGGTAAAACACGATGACAACAATTCAGACGATCCTTCTTCTGACTCTTCTTATTATCTGGCTGTGCTTCAGCGTGGTCTTCCTGATCACCGCCGTGCAATCCTTCATTTACGACCGCAAGCGCGAAAAACGCGAACGGGAACAGGCGGTCCGTGACGCAGAGTATCACGAAAACCGCATGAAACTGCTGGAGAAATAAGCGACTAAGCCCCAGGGCGGCGGAGCGATCTGCCGCCCTATTGGGGTATGGAAGGAAGTGACAAAATGCAAACCTTATCCATCGATCTGGAAACTTACAGCGATCAGCCCCTCGCCAAAACCGGCGTGTACCGTTATGTGGAGTCTCCCGATTTTGAAATCCTGCTCTTTGCCTACAGCGTGGACGGCGGTCCCGTACAGCAGATAGACCTTGCCTGCGGAGAAAAGATCCCCTCGGAGGTTCTTTCCGCATTGGAGGATGAGACTGTGACCAAATGGGCCTTCAACGCCAATTTTGAACGCATTTGCCTGTCCCGGTTCCTGGACTATCCGACCGGAGACTATCTGGAGCCGGACTCCTGGAAATGCTCGATGGTCTGGGCGGCGTATATGGGGCTGCCTTTATCTCTGGAGGGGACCGGCGCTGTGCTGGGATTGGAAAAACAGAAGCTGTCTGAGGGCAAAGACCTCATTAAATATTTCTGCCAGCCCTGTGCGCCAACAAAGTCCAATGGTCAGCGCACCCGCAACCTTCCCAAACACTCCCTGGACAAATGGCTGGCGTTCAAACGATATAACATCCGCGATGTGGAGACGGAGATGTCCATCCAAGCAAGGCTCTCCAAATATCCCGTGCCGAACAGCGTGTGGGAGGAATACCATCTCGACCAGGAGATCAACGACCGCGGCGTGGGGCTGGATATGGAACTGGTACGGCAGGCCATTCAGATGGACGGGCGCTCCCGCTCGGAACTGACACAGGCAATGAAAGAACTGACTTCGCTGGACAATCCCAACTCGGTACAGCAGATGAAGCAGTGGCTTGCGGATAACGGCGTAGAGACCGATACCCTGGGCAAAAAGGCCGTAGCGGAGCTTTTGAAGACAGCCCCGCCGCAGTTGCAAAAGGTACTGACCCTGCGCCAGCAGCTTGCGAAATCCAGTGTGAAAAAGTATCAGGCGATGGAGACCGCCGTCTGCGCCGATGGCCGGGCAAGAGGGATGTTCCAGTTTTACGGAGCCAACCGCACCGGGCGGTGGGCAGGCCGCATCATTCAGATGCAGAATCTCCCACAAAATCATCTGGACGATCTGTCCGAAGCCAGAGGGCTTGTCCGGGCAGGCAACTTTGACGCTCTGGAAACGCTCTATGAGGATGTGCCGGACACCCTTTCCCAGCTGATTCGCACAGCATTCGTGCCGCAGGAAAACAGAAAGTTCATTGTGGCGGACTTCTCCGCGATTGAAGCCAGGGTGATTGCGTGGCTTGCCGGCGAGAAGTGGCGGCAGGACGTATTCGCCGCTGGCAAGGACATCTACTGCGCCAGCGCGTCCCATATGTTCGGCGTACCCGTAGAGAAGCATGGCGTCAACGGCCATCTGCGGCAGAAAGGTAAGATCGCCGAACTGGCTCTCGGCTATGGCGGCTCAGTGGGCGCACTCAAGGCTATGGGCGCGCTGGAGATGGGGCTGTCCGAGGATGAGCTTCCCGCTCTGGTCTCCGCATGGCGGCAGGCGAATCCGAAGATCGTGCAGTTCTGGTGGGCGGTTGACCGAGCCGTAATGGACGCTGTTACCCGTAAGACCACCACAAAAACACACGGCATCGTATTCTCCGCCAGAAATGGGATGCTGTTCATCACCCTGCCGTCCGGCAGGAGTCTTGCCTATGTGAAGCCTAAGATCGGGACAAATAAGTTCGGCGGAGACTGCATCACCTATGAAGGCGTTGGTGGCACAAAGAAATGGGAACGGCTGGACAGCTACGGCCCCAAGTTTGTGGAAAACATCGTCCAGGCAACCTCCCGCGATATCCTCTGTTACGCCATGCGGACCCTTCGCTGCTGCTCCATTGTCATGCACATCCATGACGAGGTGGTCATTGAAGCTGACCGCCGGATGTCCCTGCAGGCCGTCTGTGATCAGATGGGCAGGACGCCGCCCTGGGCAAAAGGCTTGCGGCTTCGCGCCGATGGCTATGAGACTGATTTTTACAAGAAAGATTAACGAGGTAACGCCTATGAGCATCAATAAATTCAACAGCGAGGGCTATTACGATCCAACCACCTATGAGGCCCTCACCAATATAGAAAAGGAAGAACGCGCCCTCCGCGCTTTCCGGCCTATCGTGTATATCTGCTCGCCCTATGCCGGAGATGTGACCGCCAACATAGAGAATGCCCGGAGATACAGCCGCTTTGCCGTAGACACGGGATACATTCCCATTGCGCCGCATCTGCTGTTTCCGCAGTTTCTCAATGACGACAATCCAAAGGAGCGTCAACTGGGGCTGTTCTTTGGAAACGCCCTCATGAGCAAATGCTCCGAGGTGTGGGTGTTCGGCGAATACATCTCTTCCGGCATGGAAGCGGAGATCCGCAGAGCCAAATGGAAGAACTACCGTTTGAGATATTTTACGGCTGCGTGCGAGGAGGTAACCGACTATGCGTGAACTGAACATCGCCTACGGCAACAACCGGCAGGCGAAGAGATGGGTCAACAAGACCATAAAATTTGACGATTTGAAGGAACGGCTCAGAGTGCCCATCCGCACCACCGAGTCCGCAGAGGAATATGCAAAGATGAGCCGCGCCCAGCGGGACGCCGCCAAAGACCACGGCGGCTTTGTGGCGGGCGTGCTGAAGGGCGGCAGGCGCAAGGTCGATACCGTGGAGAGCCGCTCAATGGTTGCGCTTGACGGCGACCGCATCAACGCCGCTTTTTTGGAAAGCTATGAGTCCCTCTGCCCCTATACCTCCGCGCTATACACCACTCACAGCAGTACGGAGGAAAATCCCCGTGTCCGGCTGGTATTTCCTCTGACCAGGGACGTGACCCCGGAGGAATTTGTGGCGGTGTCCCGTTATCTCGCTCAAATGCTGGGCATCGACTATTTTGACGAATGCTCCTACCAGCCCAATCAGCTGATGTACTGGCCGTCCACTCCGGCCAACGGCTCCTTTGTGTATAAGGAGACGGACGGCGGCTGGCTCAATCCCGATGCGATCCTCACAAAACACCCGGAATGGACAGACCCCACAAGGCTCCCCACCTCTTCCAGGGAGAGCAAGGCGAATACCATCGCACAGCAGAAGGTGCAGGACCCTCTGACCAAAGAAGGCGTGGTGGGTCTGTTCAACCGCACCTATTACCCTATCAGCAAGGCGCTGGAGACATTCCTCTCCGATGTCTATGAGCCGACTGACAACGAAAACCGCTGGCATCTGATTGAATCCTCCAGCATGGCGGGCGTGGAAATCAAGGAAGACAAATTCGTCTATAGCCACCACGCCAAAGACCCGGCTTACCTCAAGCTGTGCAACGCCTTTGACATCGTCCGCATCCATCGCTTTGGAGATCTGGATGAAAAAGCGTCGTACAAGGCGATGTGCGAGTTCGCCATGCAGCAGGATGAGGTAAAGCTGCTGGCGGCAGACGAACGAATGGCGGACGCAGAGACGGATTTCTCCGGCAGCGAGGATACCGACTGGCAGAAGCGTTTCCAGTACGAACCCCGCTCCACGGTGCTGAAGAATAACCTCCACAACATCACTCTGATCCTCCAGAACGACCCGCAGCTCCAGAATATCGTGTTCAACCAGCAGCTGGACGGTATGGAGATCAAGGGCGAGGTACCCTGGAAGCACCCATCTAAATACTGGAGGGACGCTGACGATGCCCAGCTGATCAGCTATGTGGATTCCCACTACGGCACATTCTCCCAGCGCAATTATCAGATTGCTGTAACCAAGGTGGCGGACGACCGCTCCTACCACCCCATCCGTGAATATCTGGCGGCTTTGCCGGAGTGGGACGGCGTTCTCCGTGTGGACACGCTCCTCATCGACTATCTGGGCGCGGAGGATAATTCCTATGTCCGCGCCGTGACCAGAAAGACTCTCTGCGCCGCCGTGCGCCGGGTACAGGAGCCGGGCGTGAAGTTCGATACCATGCTGGTCTTAAACGGTCCCCAGGGAATCGGAAAAAGCACCCTCATTTCCCGCCTTGCCGGAGAATGGTTCTCCGACAGTCTGAACCTGAGCGATACCAAGGACAAGACCGCCGCAGAGAAGCTGCAGGGCTATTGGATTCTGGAAATCGGTGAGCTGGCGGGACTTCGCAAAGCCGAGGTGGAGACACTGCGCTCCTTCCTTTCCCGTCAGAACGACATCTACCGTGCCGCTTTCGGCAGGCGGGCGACGCCGCATCCGAGGCAGTGCATCTTCTTTGGCACCACCAACGCTGAGTCCGGCTACCTGCGGGACACCACTGGCAACCGCCGTTTCTGGCCGGTCAAAACGCCGGGCGGCGGCGTAAAGCACTCCTGGGAACTTACCAACGAGGATATCAGCCAGATCTGGGCGGAGGTGCTGGTGCTTGTAGAGAACGGCGAAAAGCTACATCTGGCTCCCGACCTGGAGACGCTCGCCAAGAGTGAACAGCGGGAAGCGCTGGAGTCTGATGAGCGCGAGGGACTGGTGCGCGAGTATCTGGAGACCCTGCTTCCGGAGGATTGGGACGGCATGGATCTGTTCGACCGCCGCTCCTTCCTCGCCGGAGTGAATAATATCGGCCGTGTGGGTACGGTCGCCAGAACACGGGTCTGCAATATGGAGATCTGGTGTGAACTTTTCGGCAAGGATCAAGGCAGCCTTGGCCGCGCCGAATCCAATAACCTCACGGCAATGCTCACCAAGCTCGGCTGGGTGCGCAAGGAGAAAAAGGAGCGCGTCAGGCCTTATGGACCCCAGTTTGTCTTTGTTCCCGGCGATGTTCCCGATTGACTTTTCAGGAACGGAGCGAATCAGGAACAGTTCCCGACTTCCGGCAGTGTTCCCAGGGGAGACTCTGGGAACGCCGTCAGGAACACACCGAATGTGCCGCCGCAAGGCAACTTTATAGGCTCTGTTCCTGTGTTCCTAAAAAAGCATATAAATTGAAAATGTATCAAAAAGACTGTACAGAACCCGTAAATCACGCATACGCACGCGCGTAAGGATTTTCAGGTTTTTAAGAACGCGGAGGTAAATCAAGATGTCAATGTATGAAATAGACAGCGCATATGTCCGCAGGTGTCAGAAGCGGCTTCAGGAATGGGGAGCGCCCCTCTCCGGCTGGTACTGTGACTATATTTATGATGTGGCCGATGAAGATGAAGATTCCGACCATATCGAATTGTTCACTTGCGAACTCTGCGATTGTACGCAAGTACGATTTGTTCATGTGATGCGGCATAACGAATATTTTGAAACTGTTTCGGTCGGCTGTATCTGCGCCGGAATTATGGAGGGCGATATCCTCGCCGCCAGAGAGCGTGAGCGGCTTATGAAAAACCGCGCCAAGCGGAAGCGGAACTTTCCGCGGCGGCAATGGCGAAAAAACTGGTACGGCAACTATCAGCTGACTTATCAGGGCAGAAAGGTGTTTATCAACAATAAGGGCGGCAATCGCTACAGTGTTTATGTTGATGGCAAGACATCCTGGAGCTACAAGGGCAAACCTCTCGACAATTTTGTCTCCGCCGCCTACGCCGCTTTTGAATTGGCCGACCCCATAGAAAGGATACGCCCATGAGAGAAAAAGAGATAGAAAAGAAGCTGATCCAAGCGGTCAAACAGGCTGGCGGCATCTGCCCCAAGCTCGTCTCTCCCGGTTTTGACGGTATGCCGGACCGCATGGTGCTGCTGCCAAATGGAAAGATTGGCTTTGTGGAAGTCAAGGCGACTGGAGAAAAGCCGCGGCTGCTGCAGTTTTCCCGCCACAGGCTTTTGCGGCGGCTGGGCTTCCTGGTGTATGTGCTGGACGATGCGGAGCAGATTGGAGGAATGCTGGATGAGATACAAACCCCATGAATATCAAAAATATGCAGTGGAGTACATCAAGACACACCCCGCAGCCGCTATCTTCTTAGACTGCGGGCTTGGAAAAACCAGCATCACGCTAACAGCCATAGCCGATCTGCTGTTTGACAGCTTCGAGATCCATAAAGTGCTGGTCATCGCACCCCTGCGAGTGGCGCGGGATACATGGACGGCTGAAGCGGATAAGTGGGATCACCTACAGAACCTCATCTGCTCCGTGGCTGTCGGAACGGAAGCCCAGCGCCGGGCGGCTTTGATGAGATACGCCGATATCTACATCATCAACCGAGAAAACGTCCAGTGGCTCATCGATGAGAGCGGCATTCCATTTGACTTCGATATGGTGGTGATCGACGAGTTGTCCTCTTTCAAGAATCACCAGACAAAGCGGTTCAAGTCGCTGTTGAAGGTCAGACCTAAAATCAGCCGTATCGTCGGACTGACCGGCACGCCCGCTTCTAACGGTCTGATGGATCTGTGGGCGGAGTTCCGCATCCTGGACATGGGTCAGCGGCTTGGACGGTTCATCACCAAGTACCGCACCAATTACTTCACACCGGATAAGCGAAACGGCCAGATCATCTACTCCTACAAGCCCCTGCCTTATGCAGAAGACGCTATCTACCGGCAGATTTCGGATATCACTATCTCTATGAAGTCCGCCGACCACCTGCAGATGCCGGATCTGGTCAGCAGCGAATACACGGTTCAGCTTTCCGAGGAAGAACAGAAAAAATACACGGACCTGAAACAGGAACTGGTGTTGTCGCTGGATGATGCGGAGATCACCGCCGCCAACGCCGCCTCCCTCTCCGGTAAACTCTCCCAGATGGCGAACGGCGCAATCTATGATGACGGCGGCGAGACCATCCGTATCCACGACCGCAAGCTGGACGCTTTGGAGGATATCATTGAAGCCGCAAACGGCAAACCGCTTCTGGTGGCTTACTGGTTCAAGCATGACTTGAGCCGTATTTCGGAAAGGCTGCAAAAGCTGCATATCCCGTTCTCCCAGCTGGATGGCGCCGCCAGTATCCGCAGGTGGAATAGCGGAGAAATCCCTGTGGCGCTGATCCATCCCGCATCAGCCGGACATGGGTTGAATCTTCAGTCTGGTGGTTCCGCCATCGTATGGTTCGGGCTAACCTGGAGTTTGGAACTGTATCAGCAGACCGTAGCGCGGCTCTGGCGACAGGGGCAGACTTCTGAAACCGTGGTGGTACAGCACATTGTCACAAAGGACACCATTGACGAACGCATCATGAAAGCCCTCTCCCAAAAGGAGCATACCCAGACGGCGCTGATCGACGCCGTAAAAGCGGACTTGAAAATCTGAGACAACCTAAGAAAATCCGTGCCAATCCGAGGATCAAAATTTCGGAGGTACGAATATGAGCGATATCACGATTTACGAGAACCTTGCAAACGCCATCATCCTGCAGGCTGTGAAGGATTACCGCATGGCGCTGAAAAGCCTGAAAGCCAACTCCCGGAACAGGACGGTGCAGACTGATAAAGCCGAAATTGAGCGGTTCTTCCGTTCGCAGTGGTACTCGACACTCACAGATGTGAATGGCGAGATGCTGATCCTCTCCCTGCAGAAGGAGGCGGACATATGACCGCAAAAGAATATCTAAACCAGGCGCGGCACCTGGACGCACTCATCAACTGCCGCTTGCGTGAGATTGACTACTGGAGGGATTTATCGAGCAGCGTCTCAGGCAGTAATTTCGAACCGCACTACAATCCAAACAAGCCGACTGAAGCCCCTTTTGCCCGGTGTCTTGAGAAAATCGACGCCATCCAAAAGGATGTGGCGGAAAAGGTGGCGTATCTGGTGTGTCTCAAGGAAACTATCAACGCGGCAATCGACAGACTTGCCAGCCGCGAGGAGCAACTGGTACTCCGTTACCGTTACCTGGATAACTGCTCCTGGGAGGAGATATCACGGATGCTGAATGTGTCGCTGCGCACGGTGCATCGCATACATGGATCGGCTCTTCAAAATTTTTCTGTTCCGGATTGAAAGTTGGCACGGTTTGGCACAGCATGGCACACTTGACTTATGGTATGATTACAATAGCAAAGTAGAATACAGAACGGCCTTCATGGGAGCGATCCTATGAGGGCTTTTCTTATGCCCCAAGGAGGTGGCAAAGTGCCTAGGAAACCGAAACGGCCGTGTTCCTATCCCGGCTGTCCAAAGCTGACGGATGGTCAGTACTGCAAGGAGCATGAAGCTGCCGCCCGCAGACAGTACAACCGATACGGACGTCCCGCCGACAGCAACAAGAAGTACGGCAGAGCTTGGAAACGAATCCGCGACCGCTATGCTGCGGCGCATCCTTTGTGCGAGATGTGTCTGAAGGAAGGACGGCTGACTCCTGTGGAGGAAGTCCATCACATCGTTCCCCTCTCGCAGGGCGGGACGCATCGGAACGATAACCTGATGAGCCTTTGCCAGTCCTGCCACACGAAGATTCATCTTGAGATTGGCGACAGGCAGGTCCGTGGCTGACGGAGGGGCGGTCAAAATCTTCGGGACCTGCATGAGCGGACAGCGGCCTGGGGCTTCGTGCGCGAAAAAGGCGAAATCAAAAGGGTAATAAAGGCGGCGTGCTGAAGCCGCTCTATTTTTTCGAGGAAAGGGGTGAGAAAAATGCCGACAAAATCCAATAACACAGGCGGGCGCGGCGGCGCAAGACCCGGTGCGGGAAGGAAGAAATCCGCTGTCAAAGAGAAAGCTGAGAACGGCAATCCTGGCGGCAGGAAACTGGAAGTGCTGGACATTCCCGAAGTCGAGGGTGTCGATATGCCAAAGCCCCATGAGTTTTTATCCGCCGAGCAGCGTGACGGAAGCACGCTCCAGGCGGAGGAAATTTATACGGAAACCTGGGAGTGGTTAAAAAAGGTGGGCTGCGCGGCGAAGGTGTCACCTCAGCTTCTGGAGCGGTACGCCATGTGCAGCGCCCGCTGGATTCAGTGCGAGGAGATGACCAACCGCATGGGATTCCTCTCCAAGCACCCAACTACCCAGAAGCCGATCCCGTCCCCGTTCATCAATATCGGTATCAACTACATGAACCAGGCGGTGCGGCTCTGGAACGAGATCTTCCAGATCGTGAAGGAAAACTGCAGCACCGATTACGGGGAGATTTCTCCCCAGGATGATTTGATGGAGCGTCTGCTCCGGGCAAGGAAGGGGTGAAGTCATGTTTGAGAAAGTAAATCCGTGCCACCCGGATAAGGTGGCGGACCGTATCGCCGGCGCTCTGGTGGATGCGGCGTACAGGAAAGAAGAAAATCCCAGGATTGCTGTGGAGGTTCTCATCGGTCACGGCGTCAGCCACATTATCGCGGAGAGTTCCGTACACATCCCGCTGGGTGAGGTGTATACCATCGTGAAGCGCATTGCCGGGAATCTGCACACGGATTATGTGAAAGTGCCGCAGGAAGGGCACCTTGCCGGGAACCAGGCAGAAGGAATCCGCTGCGGCGACAACGGCATCTTCAAAGGAATGCCAGTCACGGAGGAGCAGAAAGCCCTCTGTGAGATCGCCAAAAGTGTATATCACACTTATCCCTCGGATGGGAAGTACATCATTGACGAGGCAAGGCTGATCCTCTGCCAGAGCAATGCGCCCACAGCGGAACTGAAAAAGCTGTACCCCAACGCCGAGGTCAATCCCCTGGGCGACTGGACGGGCGGCACAGATGTGGATTCCGGCGCGACCAACCGAAAGCTGGGCAGCGACATGGCCGATTCGGTGACGGGCGGCGGCCTTCACGGCAAAGACCTCTCCAAAGCGGATGTTAGTGTGAACATCTACGCATGGCTGAAGGCGCAGGAAACCGGGAAGCCCGTGCAGCTTGCCTGCGCCATCGGGGATGATACGGTGGACGGCATTCCCTATAGAGAAATCGTGGAGACTGCCCGGAGATACATCCAGAGCCTTGGCGGTTTTGAAAAATTTGCGGAATGGGGGCTGGTGCGATGAAAACAACAACGGAAATGCAGCTGATACCTATCGCCAAACTGGTACCCTATGTGAACAATGCCCGCACCCACTCCCCGGAGCAAATCGCCAAGCTCCGCTCGTCTCTCCGGGAGTTCGGTTTTATCAACCCCGTCATCATCGACCGCGACTATGGCGTGATTGCCGGACATGGACGTATTCTTGCTGCCAAAGAAGAAGGCATCAAGGAAGTTCCGTGTGTCTTTGCCGACCATCTTACCGAAGCGCAGAAGAAAGCCTATATCATTGCGGACAACCGCATGGCGATGGACGCCGGATGGGATGAGGAGCTTCTGTGGGTTGAGATCGAGTCTTTGCAGGGGATGGACTTCGACCCTCTGCTTACCGGCTTTGATGAGAAGGAGCTGACAGCCCTGTTCGATGACGGCATGGATACCAAAGAGGATGACTTCGATGTGGACGCGGAGCTGCAAAAGCCTGCTTTCTCCCGGCTGGGCGACGTATGGACGCTTGGCAGACACCGTCTGGTATGTGGGGACTCCACAAAGGCGGAGACATACACCACACTCATGGATGGCGTTAAGGCAAACCTGGTGATTACCGACCCGCCATACAACGTCAATTACGAAGGATCGGCGGGCAAAATCAAGAACGACAATATGGCTGGCGAGAAATTCTATGAGTTTCTGCTTGCCGCATTCAAAAATATGGAATCGGTCATGGCGGCGGACGCATCCATCTATGTGTTCCACGCCGACACCGAAGGGCTTAACTTCCGCAGGGCGTTTGCCGATGCGGGATTTTATTTATCCGGCTGCTGTATCTGGAAGAAACAATCTCTTGTGCTGGGACGCTCTCCCTATCAGTGGCAGCACGAGCCGGTGCTGTACGGCTGGAAGAAAAACGGCAAGCACCAGTGGTACACAGGCAGGAAGGAAACGACCATCTGGGAGTTTGATAAACCCAAGAAGAACGGTGACCATCCCACCATGAAGCCGATCCCCCTGCTGGCCTATCCGATCCAGAACAGTTCTATGGCAAACTCGGTGGTGCTGGACTCCTTCGGTGGTTCCGGTTCTACACTGATTGCCTGTGAGCAGACCGACCGCATCTGCCACATCATCGAATTGGACGAGAAGTTCTGCGATGTGATTGTAAACCGATACATTGAGCAGGTCGGTTCTGCGGATGGAGTGAGCGTCCTCCGGGACGGCAGGACATACAGCTACGAGGAGGTCACGGATGGAACAGAATAAACTGACGCTGGGCAGCCTGTTTGACGGCTCCGGCGGATTCCCTCTGGGCGGTTTGCTCTCCGGCATTACTCCGGTGTGGGCTTCGGAGATCGAACCATTCCCCATCCGGGTGACCACAAAGCGGCTGCCCTTTATGAAGCATTACGGCGATGTATCCAAAATGGACGGCGCAGATGTAGAGCCGGTGGACATCATCACCTTCGGCTCGCCCTGCCAGGATATGAGCATCGCCGGCCGGCGGGAAGGTCTGGATGGCTCCCGCTCCAGCCTGTTCTATGAAGCCGTCCGAATCGTAAAAGAAATGAGGTGTGCGACCGATGGAAAATATCCAAGGTATATCGTCTGGGAAAACGTCCCCGGCGCGTTCAGCTCCAACAAGGGCGCAGACTTCCAATCCGTCCTCGAAGAAATCTGCTCGGTCAAAGGATACGAGATTGATCCTGCTCGACCTGCGAGGTGGCCAGCCGCCGGGGAGATCGTGGCAGACGATTTCAGTCTCGCATGGCGGGTATTTGATGCGCAGTACTGGGGAGTCCCCCAACGTAGAAAACGTATCTACCTTGTCGCAGATTTTGGAGGAAACACCGCACCAAAAATATTATTTGAGCGAGAAGGCTTGTCTGGGAATTTTACGGAGAGCCGAGAAGCGTGGCAAAGAACTGCCGGAGATATTAAGACTGGCACTCATAAGACAGGCACAGATGATGTCGAGTGCTATGACATCAGCGACAGACGCAGGGTAGCTGATAAGAGCGAGGTATCGCCCACGCTCACAACAAAGATGGGGACCGGCGGTAACAATGTACCCATCGTATTAGAAAACCACCCACAGGACAGCAGAGTGACGATAGCAGAGGACGGCAATGTACCAACGCTGACCAGTCGAATGGGAACAGGGGGGGGGGCAATGTGCCAATGATAATGAATGAAGTTAGAGCAGTGGATCAGAGAAACCTCTCACTGGGAAACGATAAATCGGAGACGCTCCATGGAAGCGGTCATGGGAGTTCGGTTGGAACAATCATCGAACCAATGGCACTTCATATCACACAAGACCCGACTGTATTCGAAGGAAAAGCTCCATGCCTTACACAGGGCAATCCAAAGACCGGACAAGCGACAGTTGGAGTCGCTATTCCGATAGCAGATAAGGCGACCCGATACAAGGGTGGTGGGAGCACCAGAAACAATGACGGCTCTGCCAATGGACTTGGTATCGGAGAACCGGGAGCACCTGCCAACACACTCACGGCCGCAGACAGGCACGGAGTAGCCTGCTTCGCACAACAAGCAATCGGGGAATATGAGGAATCGGAGAAAGCCTCCTGTCTGAAACGCAGGGATTATAAGGACAGCACCGACCTCATTCTCTGGGAGTACATCATCCGCAGGCTCACACCATTGGAATGCTGCAGACTGCAAGGTTTCCCAGATAACTGGGCAGAGGAACTGGGGATAACAGAGCCAACGCAGGAAGATATCGATCACTGGCGAGAGGTGTTCCGAACGCAGATGGAAGCCATGGGCGAGAGCAAAAAGGAAAAGACAGA